GTTGTCTCGTCCCTGCTGTGTTCGACAGCCCAAGCGTCCGCCCCGCGTGCAGCGAGTCTGGCCGTCCCGTGATCCTCGACCGTATGCCGATGAAGTGCGAGAAGCGGGAGAAGGTGAGGAAATGACGGACCTTCGCACCGGCGACTGCCTGCAAGTCATGCCGACCCTTCCCCAAAACAGCGTGGACTCTATCATCACCGACCCGCCTTATGGTCTGGACTTCATGGGGAAGGAGTGGGACCACGGCGTTCCTGGCGTAGAGTTCTGGCAAGCCGCTTTGCGTGTTGCCAAGCCTGGGGCAATCCTCATGGCCTTTGGTGGCACTCGCACCTTTCACCGTCTTGCCTGTGCCATTGAAGATGCAGGGTGGGAGATACGCGACTGCATGATGTGGCTGTACGGGTCAGGGTTCCCCAAGTCGCTGGACATCAGCAAGGCTATTGAAAAGGAACACGGTGTGCAACCTATCGGGAGTAAACCACCTTCATTGGGAATGGCGAATAATCCTCAATGGAATCCTTGCCATCAGCAATTCGTCATGCCACCGACGCAGACCGATGCAGGTAAATCATGGCAAGGTTACGGCACCGCCTTGAAACCAGCTCACGAAGACATTATCATCGCGCAGAAACCGCTTGACGCACAGACGGAACGTGGTATAATAGTTGCGAACCTATATCAGTTGGAGGCGCAATTATGGTCACTCTTAGATGTGAATACTGCGGAAAAGCTTTTCAAGTCAAACCGTCCAGACTACGACGCGGCGTGCGCTTTTGCTCGATGGAGTGCCTGCGAAAAGCAAAGTATACAGGAAGGTTTGTTCGCTCAGATGGATACGTTGCAATTCGCGTCGGTGATGACTTCGTGCTTGAACACCGTTATGTCATGGAGCAACACCTTGGCAGACGCCTTGGACGATGGGAAGATGTCCACCACAGAAACGGAATCAAGTCAGACAATCGACTTGAAAACCTTGAGCTTCTGTCTGTCGGCGCTCACGCCAAGCTCCATCATAAAGGCCGCGACAATGCAACCTGGATTGTGGCAAAATGCCTTGCCTGCGGCAAGATATTTGAGCGCCGTCGTAGCCAAGCTAAACAGCACCCCGCAGCGTTTTGCTGCCGAGAGTGCTACCGTAAGGGCGCTCATCTCACAGCAGGGCGAGGAAGGACTGAATCTTACACCTGACTTCTCTCCAATCATCGTTGCCATGAAGCCCCTTGAGGGAACCTATGCCGAGAACGCACAGAAGTGGGGTGTGGCAGGGCTGGACATTGACGGGTCGAGAATCGGCGTTGATGATGTGGTCACTCATGGTGGCGGCAGACAGTCAACTGAGAATTGGCGCATGACGAAAGAGGTCGGCACAACTCATCAAGGCCGTTGGCCAGCGAACCTTCTGCTTGATGAGGACAGCGCACGGTTGCTGGACGAGCAGAGCGGGGAAAGCAAGTCGTCCGGCGTCATCAACCGCTGGAAGGACGGGGCTAAGCCGTTTGGAGGGGGCGCGGGACATCCCTATGAATCGGTGCAGGGTGTGGCGGATAGTGGCGGTGCTTCCCGTTTCTTCTATACTGCCAAAGCATCATCGAGCGAGAGGAACGCAGGGCTGGAAGGGGTGATGACATGGGAAAGTGTGGACCTAAAGGAAGATTTGCAGAAGGTTCTATCACTCGTAAGGGATACTTCCGACGTTTTGATCCCGCTTCAGGACGGCAGCGCATGGCGCACGATCTTGTATGGGAGCAATACAACGGACCCATCCCTGCTGGCTATGAAGTCCACCATCGAAACGGTAACAAGCTTGATAACAGGATTGAGAACCTCGAACTTCTGTCTCACCTCGACCACAAGAGACTCCATTCTGGATGCTATAAGGACGCTGACGGCAGATGGGTCAAGCCTTGCAAGCATTGTGGACAGGTTAAGCCGATTGATACTGAATACTACGAACGAGCAGACGGTATCAGCTCTTGGTGCCGTACTTGCTGTATTGAGAACGCTGTTGCCAATAAGCGAAAAAGGAAGGCACGGCAACATTCATAGTACCGTCAAGCCCGTTGACCTCATGCGGTATCTCTGCAAGTTGACCCGAACCCCGACAGGCGGTGTTGTCCTTGACCCCTTCATGGGTTCCGGCACGACAGGGATTGCCTGTGTGTTGGAGCATCGTGACTTCATCGGAATTGAACTGAACGCCGAGTACGCCGAGATCGCCAGAAAGCGGATTGCCTACGCAGAAGGGCCGCTGTTTGCAGAGGCCGCATGACCACCCGTGAGCAGTGGGTGCTCGGTCCCCCGGGCACCGGTAAGACGACCTTCCTTTCGCGGACCATCGCAAGTCTTGTGGAGAAGCGCGGCTCCGATGCTGTCACGGTCTGCTCGTTCAGCAAGGCCGCCGCCACGGAGCTGGTCTCGCGTGACCTTCCCATCGAGGACAGCCACGTCGGGACGCTCCACGCGCTCTGTTACCGCGCGTTGAGCCGCCCGACGATCGCCGAGACGAAGATCGACGACTGGAATGACTTTGCGCCGGAGTACCGCTTGCAGTCCTCCGGCGCTTCGCAGGTCGACGACCCGCTGAGCGGCGAGGACATGAACGCCGCATCCGAGTCGGACAAGGTGTTCGGCGACTACATGCTCCTGCGTGCCCGCGCGGTGGACCGCGCGCTCTGGCCGCCGCAGGTCGAGGCGTTCGCCCGCAAGTGGGAGTTCTGGACCAGCAACTCGGGGTTCGTGGATTTCCAGGGATTGATTGATTTAGGATTGCGTGACCTGGAGCAGTGCCCCGGCGAGCCGCAGGTGTTGATTGCCGACGAGGTGCAGGACAGTTCCGCCTCGGAGCTGCTGTTGCTGCGCAAGTGGCAGGAGCATACGGACTACGCCATCTTTGCGTTCGACGATGACCAGGCGGTGTACGCTTTCCGGGGCGCGTCGCCCGAAGCGTTGCTCGCCGCGCATGTGCCGCTGGACAATCAGCGCGTCCTGCGGCAGTCGTACCGCGTACCTGCCGCCGTCCACGCACTGTCCCAGAAGTGGATCCGGCAGGTTACGCTGCGGCAGGAGAAGGAGTACCTGCCCCGTGTGGACAAGGCGACGGGGCAGCCGGTGCAGGGCGAGTGCCGGTGGATGCCGCAGGGCAACTGGAAGAACGCTGAAGCCTTGCTGAACGATGCGGAGCAGTACCTGCAGGCAGGCAAGAGCGTGATGTTCTTGAGTTCTTGCGGATATATGTTGGATCCGCTGAAAGCTGTCCTGCGGAAGAGGGGCATGCCGTTCCACAACCCCTATCGCAAGACCCGTGCCGACTGGAACCCTCTTGCGGGGCGTGAAGGCACGGTTGGGGCCAAGGACCGCCTGCTCGCGTACCTTGCCCCGATGACCGCCGGCAGACCGTGGAACCCCGCTGAGTGCGACCAGTGGTTCGACATCCTGGCGAGCAAGGGCGTGCTGAGCCACGGAGCGAAGCAGACGCTCAGCAGGGCCGTGGACGAGGAGCGAGAATTGACGAACGAGGAAGTGGTGTCGCTGTTCCAGGATGAGGAGTCATTCACCAATGCATTCGGCGGCGTGTTGGACCCGAACCTGCAGTGGCTGGAGAATCACCTGCTGCCGAGCAAGGCACGGGGCATGTGCTTTCCGATGGAGATCTATAGAAGGGGCGGGCTGGACCTGCTTCAGAAGAAGCCGCAGATCACGATTGGCACGGTGCATAGCGTGAAGGGTGGTGAAGCCGACGTGGTGTACCTCATTCCCGACCTCTCGCTGAGCTCCATGCAGCAGTGGTCGGTCTACGGGCCCGCACGCGACGCCATCGTGCGCCTGTTCTACGTGGGCATGACGCGGGCAAAGGAGAGCCTGATCCTGACGGCTCCCGCAACATCGTTCTACGTTGAAACCTGGGGAGGTGTTTAATGAAAGAAGCATTGCATAATAGTAGGAAGCCCATTCCTCTTGAATCCTCTATCGTTTCGGCAGCGGTCAAGTGGACAAACCAGCAGCCACACTGCTGGGCCTTTAAAACTCATGGGGGAATGTACGGCAAGGCAGGGATCCCCGACGTGATCGCCTGCGTGGACGGCCACTTTCTCGCAGGCGAGTTCAAGCGTCCGTTTCCTGCAGGTTCGCCGGTCACGGAGATCCAGCAGAAGACGTTGGACGCGCTCGACGCGGCTGGCGCGTCGGTCGGCGTGTTTCGTGACGTAGCGGCATGGCGTGCTGCTGTGGACGACCTGCTGCGCATGGCGCTCATGGAGGCGGCATGAACCACTCCTACAGTTCCCTGAGCCTCTATGCTCAATGTCCGCAGGCATGGTACGCCAAGAACGTCCTGCGTACCGAGGAGAAGCCCAACGTCGCGTCGAACTTTGGCGTTGCCGTCCACAGCGCCATCGAAGGCATATTCAAGGGCGTGCCCATTGCCATGAGTGTGGCAGACGCTGTGCAGAAGGCCATTCTCCCGGTCGATGAGAACGAGGTCTACGCGAACGCCGTTTCCATTCCTCCTCAATGCGCCGGCGAAGGCCGTCACGCTGAGGAATGGCTGCGGATGCCCTTACCCGGATGCGACTGGCCCATCGTCATGAAAGTTGACCTGTGGTACAAGGACGGCGACATCGGGTACGTCTGGGACTGGAAGAC